CGATGGATGCCAGTCCATGCGGGGGTATCTCATGCATTCAGGGGCCGAAAGTTGCCGTGTGTGAAAAGGCGAAGTACCTCGGGGTAGCCGCGAGGGGGGTGGGAGGGGTGGGGGGTTGGGTGCTTCCGAAGTCACCAGATGGGTGACGACTTCACCGGTGCCACAGGGCCAGCCGAGCCGTGGAGCTTTGCTCTTGCTTCGGCCAGCGTCATGTCTGACTTCCACCTGTTGCACTTGCGATGCATGAGACGGCAGTTGTTGCGGTCATACGGTGAGCCACCACGACTGCGTGGCAGGTCTTCGTCAACCTCTGGCCTGAGTGGATGAGGTATGCATCCTGCGCACTGTCCTCCCCCGCACTTGGGGCCATGCTCCCCGGGCTTCATTCCGAGGGTCTTATCTACGGGCTTGTCACAGAGGGCACAGCGGGTCTCTTCTGAGAGCACCCTCAGTCGGAGTTGTCTGCGCCTGTGTCCGTTGGCGTCTGGTCTTGGGGATGCCATGTGGACTCCCCCTTTGCCACGCCCGTCATGTCCGGTAGATACGTGAAGTAGTTCGCCATGTCATGCCCCCTTGCCGTTAGGCTTCGCTAATCCGACCAATGGAGGGGACCATGAGGGGTTTCAAGGGGACCGATCTGAACTTGAGCGCTAGTGATGCTGCGCTTGCTAAGCGGATTGGGGAGCAGTTCAGGGCGGCTCTTGCGGAGGATCGTATGATTCGTGCCGGGTTGATCCCTGAGCCGTTTACACCCGAGGATGTCGCCCGTAGCTGAGCACACGCGCATGGTGTACCTCGGAGGTTCAGGTGTCGAAGGGAATGTGTGGTCAGCCGGGACTCGAACCCGGACGCGTGGCCTTACGCGGTTCCCACTCTGACCAGCCTTCTGCGAGGGTTGCAACTCCCGGGATTTATGGCTGAGCGTCGGCGAACCGGCTTGCACAACCCAGGCACTCGCATTGTGGAGCTGCGCGGAGTCGAACCGCGTGTATCCGACCACCGAAAGGCGAGATGTTCCTTCGGGTGTCGGGCTTTCCTGTCAGCCCCGTGGTGTGGTTTGCGTCGTCACCGCGACGAGATAGACGAGAACCCCCTCAGATCAGTCGTCATCTTCCGGGACTGTTGCTGATGCCCGGTCCTCAGTGAGCGCCACATCCAACAGGCCACGTTTCATCACCCATGACATTTCGGGGGACGACAACACACCCACTGTGGATTGCCCGTCTTGCTCGAGCTCTGGGCTGAGCCGGTGCGAGATGAGGCACCACGCTTCTACATACGAGTCGGGTTCAACCTTCTCGTAGTAGGTGCGGACCGCAGTACACAGGTCTTCGTATGCGCTCATCGCTCGTAGGCCCAAAAGAACCGGCCACCCTCACCAACACCCTTATGCGGGCCGGCGTGACCCGCGGGGAGGTAGCAGTCAAGTGAGTCGTAATCGAGGACGAGTGTGACCGTGCAGGTTTCCTCGGGCATGTCGCCTCCGTTAGTTCCCAGGCTTATAAGCCGCGACTTAAGGGTCGGCTTGTTCGGCTACCAGCGCCCCGATACGCGAATCAATGAACTCCGCCACCGCAGCGCCGCACTCGTCCGTGTCACACCGGCACATCAGTCAGCCACCGGATACAGGTCAATGAACTGTCCGTGGTGTGGGAGCCACTGCCAACGACGGAAGATCCCATTGCGTCGGACCAGCCAGTAGTGGCCGTCGTGGCTTACCGCTTTCCGGCGCCCGTCCCACGTGACCGTCCCGTCAGGCCATGACTCGACGCACAGGATGCGGTCGTTCATGACTCCTCCAGCAGAAACGAGTAGTCATGGAGCTCAGTCACGGCCGGCAACAGCTTCTCTTCGCCCTTATGCCAGTGATGAACACACCAGCGCATCAGGGTTCCGAATGCACGGCAGATCACCCATGCTTGGGCTCCGCACCCGTCGCATCGGTCGGACGCGTCAGGGCGTAGCTTGTCCCACACTTCGTCCATGACGCACCGCCTTCACGCGGTTAGTGCAGTCCCACCAGACGTTGAGTATCTGGTGGGACTGCGGGAAGTTTCCGATCCGCCGCGCTCGCTGCACGGTTTCCTACATCAGGCTCAAAGCCCATCGCTTGTTTTGCAGGGTTGGCGGATGGAAGTTAGAGGAAGGCCAGGTCTGACCATCCGAGGCGGTGATGCTCGCCCACGAGGAACGACAGGACACCAGACCGCGAGAACCGGCCAGAGATGTCGCGCAGCCACTTACTGCCGCCGTCACATGAGGGGCAAGAGAACCCGAACGTTGACCCGAGATCCCATGCCTGGAAGTTGTGCCGGTGTGCCGTAACCCAGATGCGGGCTTCGTGAGCTCTCGAGTCGCCGCGCACCTGACCGTCCAACCACTTCGTGAACCCCGCGGCGTCGCTGCCGGGGATCTTGTGTCCGTGGTTGAATCCCATCGGGACGTTCGCGGCCGTGTAGTACACGTTCATCTCGTCGTGCGGGATGGTGAACCCCACATGGTCGAAACCGGGTGTCACGGTCAGCACTCGTTGGAGGGTTTCTGCGAGGAAAGCGCCGCCGTTGTCCGAGTCGGACGTGATCGACTTACCCGCGCCACCCTGCCGACCGAACTCGGTGTGGTTGCAGAGCACAGAAACGAACTGGCCTTTGTCGAACTGGGGAAACAGTTCCCGGGAGTACGACGACCACACGTCCAGCACGAGGTTCATTTGGGATCGAAGGCCACCCTGAACGGTGTGTGTCTGTGATGCGTAGTTTCCGGCGATGCCCTCGAACGGGTCACCGTTGTTCACGATGACCAGTTCGGAGACGTTGTACCGTTTCCGCTGGTGGGCTAGTTCCTGCTGGAAGTTCTCGAGCCCGTCGTACAGCCGGTCAAGGGTGGCTTCGTAACCGCCACCCTCACTCTTCATCAGCTGCATGTCGGAGAGGTTCAGGACGGCCGCTACGGGCTCACCCATGCCGGTGCCGGGGATGCGGCGGGGAAGCTTCCACTTCCGCGCCCGCTTCTGCGCCCCCGTGACATCAGCCTCAGTGATCGCGTTCTGGGTCTTGCGGCGGAACTGTGCCCGGTACGAGTACAACTGAACAACGTCACGATCGCCCGTGTCTGTGCGCTTCGACTGCTGCCACGTGGACATGCGAACCGTGTCACCCAGGATCTCGAACACCTCGGGGTCCAACTGGAACTGCCGAAACACGGCCGACCAGTCAGTGATCGGCTCCGTCGACGGGATGTCTAGGAACTCGCCACCGTCCGGACCAATGTCTGCGCGACCTGTGGACTGCTCGCGGGGCTGTTCCCGTTCAGCGAGCGCCATTCTCTGACCTCCAAATGGAGATCGTGTCCTTAGCCGCACGATAACCCTTGAAGTCGTCGTCGGGGTCATCGTCACGAATCATCCGCATGATGTCGGCGTTCGTGTAGTAGGGGTCCATGAGCCAGCCGTAGACGATCTGGCGGTTCCGGTCAGACAGGCAGTAGAGCCACATCTCAAAGCTGGACTTCTTGGGCGTCTTCACGCCGCGTTCTGCAATGCCCATGGTCGCTCCCAATGGGTTGGGTGCACACTCCCCCCGGATTACGCAGGGGCGCGTGCACAGGGAAAGTGAAAGGCCCGACCGCACCGTTACGTGGCTTCGGGTTTTGGCGTGCGTCGGTAGCGAAGCAACGTACGCGTTTGTTGATGCGGCCGGCTGCTACGTCGGCCTTCTCGAACCCGTTTCGGCGGTGGTCTCGCTCAGCGGGGAGATGCGAAACGCCACCGGAACCGGATCGGTTGGTGGCGTTGGGACGGGATGAACGCAGTTCACCACCATCAGTACGAACAGTACAGGGTTTCCGGGGTTTTGTCAACCAACCCTTGACATTTAGTCTCGCTTCTTCTTTGGTCGCCCTGGTCGGGTCGTGGCGTCGGCGGTGAGAAGATCCGGGAGATTGACCCACAAGACCCGCAACGGCCGCATGGTCCGCACCTTCCCCCCGTCGATCCACTGGTAGATGGTGCTACGCGATCGCCTCACTCGTGCCATCGCCTGTTTGATCGTCACCCAGTCGTCCCGCAAGTTCCATCTCCTGAAGCATGGCCGCGGCAGAGAAGGTGTCCTCTTCGGCGACGTGTTGGCAGAGCATGCACTTCACGGTGATCCGGTCCCCGTCGAACCTGGGCGGGTGGTATCGGAGTGACATGTGTGAGCATGCGGGGCAGCGAATCCACTGCACGTAGTGGGCGCGGTCTTCGTAGGGCCACCGTGCACGTGCGGTTTCCACCTCGCGGGTGAACACGCTGGCGAGGTCGGCGCCGTGGATGTCGTTGGCGGCGTCCTCGAGCTCCCGAAACCCGTTCAGTTCGTACAGGAGCCTCGAGATGGCGTCTGCGGCCAACCATGTGGGCGGGAGACCGATGTGACCGTCACGCGTGGTGGCGACGGTCACATCAGCGTCAGCGGACTTGATGTACCCGGCGACCCGCAGCCAGGACACGAGGTCACGGGAGTGGTGCATCGCCCAACCGAACCTGTTGAACTGCTCCGCGCTCAGATAGCCGACATCGCCCTCGCTCACTCCTCCTCCACCTGTTCCCACTCGCCGGCCTTCCTGCGCCGGATCTTGACGTCGCCTGGCCGCGCACCGGCTGTCGCCTTGAACCAGATGCAGCCCTTGGCATCACGCACGGCGTATTCCCACTCGTGTTCGTTGGACAGGGCGCGGATCGCTTCGGCGGCGCGGTCGAGTTTCGTCGCACTGATCGACCGTTCACCGGTCATGCGAATGATCGTGTAGATGGTGTCGGAGTTCTGCTTGTTCTCGCGCCACCACTGTGCGAACCCTTGGATTTCGTCAGCGAGTTCGGTGAGTTCGGTCATCTGGCGCCTACTTCCTGCGAAACGGTCACAATCTCAACCTCTTCCGAGGGGACGTAACAGAACCCCACACGGTCACCCGACACCCGCCACTCCGACAACGGGTGAATGCACTCCGAAGCGACAGGATGACGATCCACCGGACGCAACAGCGCGTCAGCCTCGCCGGCGTGCTGTCCGCAGACGAACATGTTGCACACCGGGTTGTCGTGCAGGTGATGGACCGTCGCGGGGGCGCCGCATATGCGGACAGCCCATGAGGTGACGAACCCGCAATGCCCCTTCGCTGTCGCCGGAAGGACGGGACCGATCGTCCCCTTACGTTTCATCGGCCGCCGCTCCTCCGCGATCTGCGCGACGCCGGTTGTACTCCCGAACGATGGTCCCGATCTGACTTAGCGCCAGGCTCGAGTCCTCGTCCGACCTCGACCGGTACGCCCACACCTGGCAGGCGAGGAACGCGACCGCCTGGCGCCATTCGTCGCGGGTGCCGTTCAGGTGGTCCAGCTGCGCCGTTGCCTCCGCCAGGGTGCCTGCGTGTCCTTGCAGGATGTGCTCAGCCGCCTGGGCAATGTCCAGTCCGCTTGTCATATCGGGTTCCTCGTTCCTGGGTCGTTTCGGCAGGGGATGGCGGACCGCCCATACGGCCCGAAACAGACCCCGCAGCGGTGTTGTGGGGGTTCGGGTGCAGGGTTCAGGACAGCGTCAATGTGCGCCTGTTCCTTCTTCGACGGGCGCGACCAATGAGGCTTAGGCATGTGGGGTCCGCCTATCAAAAGGGCGTCAGGCTGTCGTCGCCGAAGCCGCCGGGGGTGGACCATGCGTCCACGGGTTCCGCGACAGCAGTCGGCGCCTGACCTGCGCGGGTGATCGACGTCGCCCACACGACCAGCGAGTAGTGCTTCTTCCCGGTCGCGTCGGTGCGGGTCTCGGTCTTCTCCGTACCAGTGACGTAAATCCGCTCGTCCTTGACGAACTGCGCGAGTTGGATACCCGCTTCCCGTGACACCTTCACGTCCCTGAATGTGCGTGAGACGGTTTCCCACCGTTCCTGGTCGTTCTTCTTCGAGTGGGGTTCGGCGGTCTTCAGGACGAACACGTCGCCCTGCTGGTTCGCTACCGTCTCCTCGATGAAAGCGGTGAAAGAAATCTCAGCCATTAGTCGTCGTCTCCTGTTTCGTTGTCGGTTTCGTATTCCCCGCGCGCTTGGCGGAGAAGCATGACGGCCGCGCCTACGACCGCCAACAGAAACGCCACCCCGGTCAGGGCGGCGGCGATGATGAGTGGGAGCAACCCGGCGAGTATCGGGCTCATGTCGACTCCGGTTCTCTCGATTCGTGGGCGAGTCCCGCATGACCGTTTCCGCCGCACTCGCCGCAAGTGGTGACGATCTGGCGTGTGCTCTGGGGATCGTCGTCAATCAGCACCCCGTCGCCGCCGCACTCAGTGCAGGCGACTGTGAGGTCACGGACGATGGCGGCGAGACGGTAGGACAACGATGCCCCGCGGCCTTGAAGGGTGGGCTGGATGCGCTCGTATTCGGCCAGCGCCTCGTCCACTACCCAGCGGCTGACGCTCATGACGGACTCCAGTTCACGTGGTTGGTTCCGGTGAGTAGTGCGGCGACGTCGTCGAGTGTCATGGTCACGTACGTCCCACCCATCTGTGCGGGACCGTAACCCCGGCGCTTGTGTGCCACGAGACCGACTGCGGCGTCATCGTTGGCGCGTTCGATGTCTGCCTCGTCGACCCACCCCGAGAGGTTCAGTCGGGCCACGTCCTTGCATTCGATGACAACCCGCTCGCCTAGCGCGGTGCGAACCCCTGCGATGTCGCCCCGGTCCTTCGCCCCCGACTTCGCGCGCCGTTCGATCCGGTCATCCCCGAGACGTTCCCGCAGGTACCGGACCACGTCCGACTCGAACTTCGTACCCGCTTGCTTCGCGGTCGCTCTTGATCTGGTCATGCTGCTAGCCGTCCGTTCTTGGGGGTGCTGGAAAGGTAGATCGGCAACCCGAGGTCGGCGCGAACCCGCTCCACCGTCTTCACGTTGCAGCCAATGTGTTTCGCGATCTTCTTGCCCGACCAACGCCGTTCGTTGAGGATCGTGATGACGTGGCGGCGTTCCAGAGGCGACATGACCGGTCGTTCCCCGAACATGGCGGCGTTGATGATGGTTTCGTCGAACCGGTCCACGGACCATGACGATTCGGCAACCTCTTCGGGGACCTCAGCGATGTCGTCGATGTCATCCCAGTGCATGGGACCGACCCAACCTTTGCGGCGTGCTGCGAGGCGGGTGCGGTGCACGATGGCCCGGTCCTGCGCGGTCGCCTGTGGTGGTTGGGTGGTCCACGACTCCTGGTACAGGGCGGTCACAGCATCCCGGAACGTTGTGGTGACGAACGGTTTCGCGAGGATGGTTCCGATGGACCGTTGCCCCACGCCCATGCGGCGTTCAAGCTCGGCACCGGACCAGCCCATGAACATGAGTGCCTGCAACCGGCGTCGGGTGCCGGTCGGTTCGACCCTCCCCCAGGGGAGCACTGTGGCCGGGGTGAGGGGCATGGCGAGGATCGCGTCACGGGTGCGCGGAAGCACGCTAGGGGTGATGCCGCAACTGATCCGCAACACGGTGGTGTGCACGACGCCCGTTTCGGCGGCGATGCCCTCGAGCGTCCACCCCAGCTTGCGGAGCGCCCGCAGGTGGTCGCGGGTGGTGTCACCCTCGACCCGGCCGGGTTCCCACCGCCCGTATGCCTGCTGACGGCGCCGATGGTCCATGCGGGCCGTGTGCGCTCGCCGGCAGATTGTGCACCGGCATCGGTGGCTGCCGTAGCAGGTGCTGTTGAGTCCGTGCTTGTGATCTGCGGGGCACGTCTTCATGTGGGTCTCCTGGTATGCAGTGAGGGCCACACCATTACGGTGTGACCCTCGAAAAAATGGATGAGTTCGGGTGGCTTACCACCAGTTGTCGCGGGCATCGACGACCATCAGAAGCGCGATCACTGCCACGACCACGCCGAAGACCATCCATGCGATAACTTCGCCGCTCATGTCTTGTTCCGTTCGTTGTGGTCACAGTCGGTGCAGGTACACGACACCCGCCTGCAACCTGTGTGTTCGGGTGTGGTCGGGTGCTGGCAGTACCCGGACATGGTCATAGGGACACGAACACGAGGGATGTTCACGAGTTCACCGCTCCCCCGTTCGGCGGGGCGGGCTTCGCGCGATGTACGGTTCCGTCTAGATCGACAGCGATGACCACGCCCTCCTCCGTCTCATACGGAATCGTCGGCGCGGTCAACCGCTCGTACTCAGCGATCAGGCCGCGGAGAGCGCGAGCGACCTCGAAGTTTCGCGGCGGATGCTCCCACTCGGCGTGCGGTTCGTCGTACGCGGCCAATGCGGCGCGCGCGTCTTCGATAGCGGTCATCACTGCACCTTTCGGTAGTACCTGTTGAAGTTGGTTTCATTGATCCACCTCACCGGGACACGACCGCCCGGTTCCGTGTCGACACGTGCCCACGCGAGGTAGTTGGGTGTGTTGCGGCGGGGGCGGGCGTCCACAATCCGCACCGGGGTAGTGAACCTGACCCATGTGCCGTCGTACTTCTCCAACAGTTGCCCGCGGGCGACCATCGTCGCGTCGCTCACTGCCATTCGTCGTCCACCAGCCACGGCCAATCCCCCATCTCCCAATTTCCCCGCCGCAACGCGGTCGGCCAATCACGTGTCTCTCGAGCTCCACGCCACGCAACGAACTCGAACCGGCTATCAGGAGCGTCGTCACGGGTGTCCTTGCGGATGCCGTAACCGAACTCGGGCCAACCGAGCAGTGCCGACGAACCGCGCGGGCGGACGTCACGGATTCCGTTCACCCCGACCGCGTGGCCGGCATGAGCTTCGATCACCAAAGCGACACCCCGGTCGCGGATCGAGTCGAGCGCCGCGATCACCGGAGAAATCTGCTCATCCGTGTTCATCTGCAACGCCAACCTGTACAGCGGGCCGATGAACACCAACCCCGGTTTGTGCTGGTCGATGAGCCGGTGAATGTCACCCAACGTCGTCGGGTCCAGCAGATTCAACCGGCCCGACAGGGACATGTGGATGCGGTGTGACGGGTCACGCTTCGTCGTCCGCATCGCCTGGCCGACCATCCACCGGGTCGCACGCATCCACTGCTTCGCCGTGTTCTCCGCATCCACCACAAGAGCGGTAACGGGTTCGATCGGCTCGAACGTGAACGGGTGAATGCCAGCGGCGGGGAGGATGAGCAGTTGACGAACCAGCGTTGTCTTCCCGAGTCCTTCATGGCCGGTGAGGATGAGTCGATCCTTCGCCTCGAGCAGCCCCGGGACGATCCAGTCCTGTTCATCCGGGGTCAGCAGCACGTCAGCGAGGGTGACGGACGTCAGCTCCCCGCGAGACTCGGACACAAGATCCCGCTGCACACGCTCGATGACCGTTGCCGGGTCGTTGCCCGTGTCCTTGATGTCCACGAGCGCCCGCGACATGACATCCTCGCCCCGGCGTCGCAGCGCACCAGCTCGGACGATACGAGCCGCGTTTACGACAACCTGCGGATGCGGTGCGGCATCCAACCAGAGCCACGGGTCAGCCGACGACAGTCCCCGAACCTCCCATGCAGGGAAGTGGACTTCTACCGTCGTCGCGTCCACGGACTCGCCAGTGGCGACCAACCGCCCGACACCGTCGAACACTGCCCCGAGGTGAGGGTTGGCGAAGTCGGCGCCCGTGATGAGCTTCGCCGCCTCCCGGTACACACTGTTGCTGCGGAGGATCGCCCCGAGCACTGCTTGTTCCGCGTTCACCTGTACATCCACTCGTCGTTGGCGGGAACCCGGCGCGTGCTCGGTTTCGGCGTTGACGGGCGGGCCTTCTTCAGCCACGTCGTAAACGCCGCATTCCAGTTCGCCGCGTGCCTGTCGTGGGTCTCCGCGTGAAGGCGGAAGTTGTCAGCCTCCGATACGACGTCGACCTTCAGTTCCTTCGCACGCTTGATGTGGTCTGCGGTTGGTGCCCAGTCCTTCGGGATGCGAAGCTCAGGCTTCTTCGCCGCAGAATGCGAAGCATTCGTAGTAGTAGAAGTAGATGTAGTAGTAGAGGCACCCCTAACCGATGTCTTCGTTTTAGGGTCAACCGATGGGTCAGCCCTAGGGTCAACCGATGGGTCAACGCGGATGTCGACCCCAGGGTGCTCGAGAAGAGTTTCGAGCTTCGGGTTCGACCAGATCGTCCAGTCGGGGAACCGCCCGCGGATCTTCTTCACCTCGAAGGCGACGATGCCACGGAGCCGTTCGGACGCCACACCGGTCCAGTCGTTCACCATCGTGACCGTCATGTTCGGCTGCTTGAGGACACCGTCGTACTTCACGAACGACCGGATGAGAACTTCCTCGGTGACTTCGTCCACGGCGATGAAGAACTTCGAGATCAGTTCGCGGGCGATCTCACGGACGTCGTCGGCGGACTTGTCGGAGCACATCTGTGAGAGCCGCCCGGGTCGCCAGTCCGAAACGCCGGCACGGTTCGTCTCCGGGTGCGTCAGCAACAGGAGGTAGAGCCGTTGGGCGTCGGACGTCAGCGCCCGCCAGTCACGGTCGCCCCACATGTCGAGTCTGACGTTCGCATGTTCACGGGCCATCAGGCTTCGGCCCCGTGACGCTTCAGCAGCGCCCGAACCGCGGACTCGGAGATACCGAGTGCCGTCGCGATGTCCTGGTTCGTGGCCCCGTAGGTGCGTGCGTTGCGGATGTAGTTCACGCGCAATGCCGCCACGCGCCGGAGGTCATCTGCGACTCGCGTCAGGTAGTCGAGGGCGATCAGCCGCCGTTCGCTAACATTGTTCATGTCAACTCCTTCCCGAGTTGGCCATGCCCCCGGCCTGTTACCAGCAGGTGCGGGGGTCTGTTCTTTGGTTACCCCTCCATTATCGCACATAGGTGCGACATGCAAGCGGGCAACACGACCATCTGCACCAGACATTTGTTCACGTCTCTTTTCGGGTGATTGGGTAGTGGGTGAGCGCGAACCGGATCACGGCAAGGTCAACCGAACACACCTCGTTGATCTCTTCGACGGTCCACCCGTGCTGAATCCACAACGCGCGGATCGCGACATCCCTTTGGGGACGGGATGGGCCTGACGCGTACTCGATGAGCGTTTGCACCCACACGTCGCCACGCGAATATGACTTAGACGACATAACTGGCCTCCCTCAGAAATCGGGTTCAGGTTTGACGTCGACCACTCGGCCGTCGTCGACAAGCCACATCAGGGTTCCCCGGTACAGGACCGGGCGGTGTTTCGGGTTCTCCCACGAGTTGCAGGACCATCCGAGCTCGCCACCCTCAGCGGAGTGCGCTACCCCGTGGCATCCGGAGTGGTTGCCTCCTGAGAAGCCACCGTCACCCCCGCAGAGCCCGAGAAGATTCGACACCTCATGTCCGCCACCACGGGACTTGTACTTGCGGTGATGCAGGTCCGTGACGGGCCGTTTCCCGCAGCCCTCACAGAGACCGCCGCACCGTTCCATGACGATGCGGCGGTTGCCGGGAGGGATAGGTTTCGCGCGACTCACAGCGGCACGGTCCTGACGATGGTCTCGAACCGGGCGAACCCGAAACAGTGACCGCAGGAACGGCACGTGATGTAGCGGCCGTCCGCTACCTTGCGGGCCTTCGCGAGACACCCAACGCACAGGCAAGAGGAGTCGCCGCAGCACCGCATCACGCACGACCACTCTGCGGTCTTGTCGCACCCGTATGCGGCCTGACAGGACGGGTCGTCGTCGAGGATGGTTTCGTCGAGGATGATCGTGTCTACCCGGGGTGTGTCGAGAACAGTCACGACTCCCCCCGATACGTCGTCGTCGCCGGAGCGTGAAGGACGTCCATCGCTTCCCGGAGACGCTTTGCGCCAGCGATGGAAGCTTCACGGTGGGCGACGTTCAACGCCTCGTCGCGGAGGACGTACTGGTGGATGAGCCCCTTGGAGGGGTAATCACCCGGCCACCGTGGAGTCCAATCCTCGGGCCACTTCTCTTCCCACACCCCGTACATGCGGCAACCACACGGGCAGAGACGAACAAACGGCTTAGACATCGGGTACCTCCTTCGGGGTGAGTTCGGTTTTGCGTCGTTCCTTCAAGGCCACGACGTCGGGGTGTGCTGCGAGTCCGCGTTTGCCGGCGAGGTCCCATGCAGCCTTGAGGGTCGGGATGGTGTCGGCGTTTGCGATGTCGACCAGTGCAGCCTCGAGGTTGTTATCGGATTCGATAACGTGTTGCGCGGCGAGCGGCTGGATCATGACCTTCTTCGTCTTGCCGCGAGTGATGACATGTTTCGCTTCAAACGCCTTGTCGATGTGGGACATAGCGCGGATGCGGATGCCACCCACAGGCTGTCCCGCCCATAGGACGTCGGGGTCATTCCACAGCGTGAGCTTGCGTCCAACCCACACGGTGGAGTCTGTGCCCCACGCCTGCACGATGTCGCGCAGCGCCGTCTTGGATGCCTTGAATGGGCGTGTCGGGCCGTAGACGTCGGTGATGATGTGGACGGGCTGGTCTGCCGGCCCTGGCTTCACGTCTACGACGGTGACTGTGACGTCGCGGCCGACAAGGTCGATGGCGTTTAGCTGGTCTGACTTGGCGATGATTGCGTTTGATACGTCCATCACAGCCCTCCGGCGAAGCTGATTTCGTTGATGTCGGGGCGGCGTTCGGTGAGTGGGAATCGGCCGGATGCTGCGGTGTACCGTGACGCGATGACTTCCACATCCACCTCGAACTTGCGGGCGGTCGCCTCGATCGCAGCGAACCAACGATCGTCGGGGTACACCCGCTTCACATACAGCGGCATGCCGGCGCTGAACGACACGTAATCGAGCCACTTACGCCCGGTGACGAACAGTCCCGCCTGAACCTGCGCGACGTTGTAACCGGGGACACGATCGTCGAGGAACGTCCGCATCTGCACGTTCGGTTTCCGAGACTTGATCTCGATGAGCCCGTCGTCGCCCACGAGCCCGTCCGGGGAGAATCCGAGCTTGTAGTCAGCCTCTTCGCGAACGATGAATCCGACCTCCGTTACGGGCGCGTAATGCTCCGCGTACACGGCCCGCGCGAACGGTTCGTCGTCGGTTCCCCGCTGCATGTCGAACGTGGGGTGCACGTACTCGACATGCCGGGTGACGCGTTCAGCAGCGAGGGTCATCGTGGCGGTTCGGGATGTGTCGTTATCGGCGGGCTTCAGAGTTGAGGGGGTGATGAGTTTGCCGATGACAGATGCGGTGAGGAGGCCGCATCGGGCCTCGAGCCACTCGGGAGATCCCTGTTCGAGCTCGTCGTAGATGGTGACGGTCATGTCGTCTCCTGGGTGTGGGTGAAGTATTCCCGCAACGCATCCGTCGTCTCACGGGACAGGTGGATGGTGGGCCATGTGTCGCCTGGGTACTGGTAGGTGATGTAGGTGGGGGTTTCGATGACCGTCACCCCGTTCGACGCGACGTATCTCATGACTTGTCCTCGCGGTAGAAGAGTCGGCCGTCCGTGAAGTCGGATGCGACCAGTCCGGTGTCGATGTCGGGCACGGGGAAGAATCGGCCGTCGCGTGCGTGGTAGGCGCGTTTCCCGGCGTACCCGGGGAGTTCGAGCATCCAGATGTCACCGTCGCGTGCTTCGTGCCAGGCGTTCACAGGGTTACCTCCACGATGATTTGGATGATGACCACGGCGACGAACAGCCACCCGACGGTCACGAGAATGTTCGGGCGGTGCACACCCATAGGGCCAAGATCAGTGGGGCGGTTCACGGGGCATCCAAGACGGCATCGAGGACCGCGCGGGCGCGACGCTTGAACAACGCACCCTCCCAGTCGTCGGGCAGGTGGCTTTCGCCCAGGTGCTCGAACGCGTACATCTGCGTGGCTGCGGCCAGAACCTCGGCTTCGCTGAACGGCTCCCGGCTCATGGCTTATGTCCCCCGTCGTCTGCGATGGTCATCTCCCGCAGCACCCGTTCCCGCTGACCAACCCACGCATCCATCGCCGCGTAGTGTCGTTCCGCGAACCCAAGGTTCTGTGCGGCAACATGTGCGGCGTTCTTCGCACGTTCAAGGGTGATGGCCGCTTCGTCACGGGCTTTCCGCGCTTCGGTGACTGCATCGTCAGCATCAGCAGCGTTCATGACAGTGCCTGCTTCCGTCCGTCGATGTACCGCTTGATGCCTTCGAGTTCGTAGTCGATCCGGTACCCGAACCGCCTGAAGTCCTGCATGGCGGCGACAGCTTCGTCGGCGGTGAATCCGGCCTTGGCGATCTCAAGCGCGCCCTGCCGAATGTCTGCCCGCTGCTCCTCGTCGTACGTGACCGCGCGGAGGTTCTGTTCGAACTCGTCTGCCGACACGGCTTCGATCAGCGTGATGCCGTGTTCGATTTCGGAGAGTCTGAGGCGGATCGCGGCGCCGAACGTCGCGAAGAAGTCGCGGATCATTTCTGCCTCCTGGGGCTGAACGCGATGGTGAACGCCGCGTGGGTTATGAGGGCTACGGTGAGCCCGTAGAGGATGGCTACACGGGTGAGGTGGTTCCGTTCACGGCGCATCCACGGGGGGCGACCGTTCACGTACGCCCACCGGTCACGACGCATGACCGTTGGCCAGTTCCAGCAGCACGTCGGCATGGCAGGGCTGATCCAGCGGGCACCAGCAGGCGAGGTCACGGCCACCGAGTTCGGTACGCAGGAGTGCGAGCGTTTCGGTGTCGTACTCGTGGGCGCCGAACGGGCCGGTCTGGAGCTCGAACGCCTCGACTGCCCATGCCCGCGCCTCGGACGCGTCCGCGCTCACGCCCAGAACATGACTCCCCCGAACGATGTACGCCCTGGTCCCGTCGATGAGACGATCCCTGGTGATGCGGTACGGGTTGCCCCACTTCGACGGGCGCGACACGATCACCGCGTCCGGGTTCTCCGCCCGCCACGGACGCTGACGGGACATCTGAATCCGCTTAGGCATCGCTCTCCCCTTTTCGTTTGTGTGTTGTGGGGTTCGGTACCCCCATGGCCGAACCGAACCCCACAAGATGGAAGGGGGCCAGTCGCGCTAACGACTGGCCCCTGGCTCTGTTGGGTGGACCCGCCGAGCGACGCGGGCTGCAAACCAGGGGTGCACAACTCCCCCGGTCCTCACCGTGCGCGCCGGGGACTCGAACCCCGGTGTCTGCCAGTCGCGCTGATCCGAGCCGTTCCTGGTCGCCTCCGCACGCCTCTACGCGCTTGACGACCGTGTAGCAGCCACGTCAACCCCAGAAGGGGCATGAGGGAACGTGACTCCCGTAGCTCTCGAATCCAAAACTTGATGTATCAGCAGCACACAGAGGCTGCTCTCGACTGGCGAACCTCCAAGTTCCCAGTCATCAATTCCCTTCGATCCTTCTCGGCTTCTCGCCTTCGGACCTCCCCGGCTACTGCGATCGGCACACGCGAACCACCACGTCACCGCTAACAGAACCCTTCCGGGTACTTTCTGCTGTTGAGTTGCTCCTGCCTGCCCTCTCCGCGCGGCTGGTCGGCCGGGATCTTGGAGGGTGTGGCATTGGTGTTGCGTGCATTGCTCCGCCGTGACGCGGGAGTCCACCTGTGTGGAGGCAATGCGGTAGCCAGGCTTCGACCGTGTGGCTGAAGTTGAGCGGGTTCGGGTTACTCGAGCTCTGGGATGTCCGCTGGCAGGGGCGGGTCGTCGGTAAGGATGTCCGGAACAGGACGAGACACAATCACGACGCAGCCTCCTCGGACGTGTACCGCAGCGATCGGCATCCGGGACACGTCCACCGGTACCCGCCGAAGTCGTTGCGGGTCGCGTTCACGTCGCCGTCGAACTCGCAGTGCTCGTTGGTCTCCGCGTCGAGAAGCTTGTTGCACACGCCGTAGATGACGGTTCCGTGGTTGCTCATCGTCCTGCCTCCCAGTCGGAACCAGCATTGAACGCCGCCTGAAGGTCCACCACGGCCAGCTCGGACAGTGGACCCAGGGTGGCGAGGAGTTGACCAAACGCAAACTCACGATCGGACATCACACACCCCCCATGTGGTCAACGTCCGACTCAAACCTGGGCCGACCCGGCGTCTCGTGCTGCCGGTGCTCAACCAGCAGCACCACCGCAAGCAGACCCGCCCCGATACCGAGCGGCACCCACCCGTCCATCCCGAAAAACACAAGGGTCGCGCCGAAGAAGAACAGGAACCCTCCAGCGATCGCATTCAACGCACGGAACATTCAGGCCACCTCCCGCTCAGAATCGGCGGGGATCAGGCGGGCCTGATTCCAAGCGTCAAGATCCGCCGCATAGAACGCGTTCCGCTTGCCCTGCTTGTAATGCTTCGGGCCGGCGCCCTGCGAGATCAGGTTGTAGAGCGTCTGCGTTGCCATGCCGCAGTATTCAGCGGCGGCTTTCGACGTCAGGACGGGGCCGCTCACGCTGCACGCTCCCCGATAAGGGCCTCAACGGACCGGTCGAGTGCTGCGGCAATGCGGAGGAAGTTCTTGACGGTCAGCGCTTCAGGCTTGACCTTGAGCTGGTGACGGAGCGTCGACCGTGCGATACCAGACGCTTCGGCCAACCATGAGAACTTGCGGCCCTCGGTCTCGAGTACCCGCAAGACTCGCGCGGCTGCTTCGCCGTCTGCGAGGGGTGTGTTGGTTGCCATACCTGGAGTCTAGATACCCATATGGCAATACGTCAACCCTTTTCGGCAATATCACGCAACCTTTTGGCCACACGCATGTATCAGACGGGCACCTGACGTCTCTGACGGGACATGAAAGAGACCCAAAAGGCCGCTTCCGCCACGTTTCTCGCAACCGGAACGGCTAGTATCGACGCCGTGGATGACGCGCCTCTGACCACCGCTGACGTGGTGCGCGAACTAAAGAAGGAAGCCCTCGACGTGTACGGCACTCGAGGGAAGTTCTCCGACGCCATGAACGAGTCCGACAACACTGTTGGGCGGTACTTCCGGGGTGAACGCGAGATGCCGGCCGACTTCCTGCTGCGGGCCATCGTTCTTCTCGGGGTCACCCCGGAACAGTTCTTCGCTAATGCACGAGCGACGCGGTCGGTGCCAACCAAGGGTGACTGAGCGCTTCGAGCTCTTCCATGAGCTGCATGAGCCCAGGGCATGAGCGCCCCATCTGCATGACTGGGCAGATCGTCTCGCATGAGACACCAGCGCCGCAGATGATGCGGTCTTGTGTCGTGGGGACGTCTTCGCGTAGCGGTGGGTCGCAGGCGCGCTCGATCATTGGTATTCCCCCCCGGGGGTTGTGAAGCTTGGACCAGTGGGCTAGCGGCGAGGTGATTCACGGGGTCCAGGTGAATATGAGGGCACTCTAACCCAGGGCGGGGACAAGTTGGACGGCGAAGTCCGGAATCCTTGTCCCCCTTAAGGGGGGTCTTTCATAACTTTCTGGATACAACGCTAGCCAAGTTGCACCAACCCTTGGGGAAGCACATGCAGAGGCTCAGGAATGCCTCTTGACATTGACTTCGGCGACCCGAAAAGATCCCGAGCCTCACGCCCATCACCCAGCGCGTCGCCCACCGCTGTGGCGCCCCTTGGCGAGCATGTCAGCCATGTTCTCAGCATGGGTGCCCGCGAACAGATGGAGGGGGTTGATACACGGAGGGTTGTCGCACGTGTGGCAGATCTCCATGCCGTCAGGAATTGCACCGTGGTGGACCTCGTATGACAGGCGGTGTGCGGAGGCGGTGCCAAGCGCCTTCCCTGCCTTCACCCTGCCGTAGCCATGAGCAGCCTTCGGGCCGTCGAACTCCCAGCACCCACTGTCGGTGACAGTCCACCCGTAATACTCAAGACGCTGAATCGGCGTGAGATCCTGCCGGTAGACGCGGACGCCGGCGCGCTGTAGCTGCTTGCGGTGCTTCCAGCAAAGGCTGAGCTTCTTGGCATCGCTGCCACACTCGGCGATTGCGCATTTCTCGTCAGTCAGACGGCCTGTAGGGTTAACCACATCGAACTCCTTGCTAGTTCGGTCAATCCCCGGCCTGTTAGCGCAGGTGCGGGGGCTTCTTCATATTAAGGGGTGCCTCCGACATTGCTGTTGGGGTTCGGCGTCTTTACAGGTTGTCTTTACAGATGTAGACTCGGATGCATGGCTAGGGCTAAGGGTGCTACTCCGGTGTCGAACTTCCGTATCCCCGCGGAGCTGAAGCAGAAGGCCGTGGAGAAGGCTGAGTCGGAGGGGCGGAGTCTCACCGACGTGATCGTGGATTACCTGCGTGAGTACACCAGCGGTGACCAAGATGGCTAGGCCACCGCTGCCGCTGGAGACTTACGGGAAGATCCGTACGTTCACTCACAACGAGAAGCCGGCCGCTAGCGCTTGGTACCGCGACAGTGACGGTGAAACACGACGGATGATGCGGACGGGGCGGACGAAGGCCCTAGCGGTGAACGCGCTCAAGGAGGCGCTGCGTGATCGTCTGGCGCCGGCCGGGGAACTCATCACCCGCGACTCCACCCTCCTCCAGTTGGCTGATGCGTGGAAGGTGGAGATGCTGGCGGACACGAACCTGGCGGACGGGACGAAACTCACCTACCAGGAGGCGTTGAAGGCGGTTCTGCGGGGTTTGTCGGGTGTGCGGGTTGGGGAGGCTACCCCCGCGAAGCTGAACCGTTATATCCAGGCTGTGGCGTTGAAGACTCCTGGGCAGGCGCGGACGGTTCGGATTGTGTTGAAGCACATGATGTCGTTTGCGGTGTATGCGGGTGCGGTGGATTCGAACCCGGTGCCGGAGACGAAGGCGGTGACGCGGACGAAGCCGAAGGTGAAGGCGTTGCGTGCGGCCGACATTGCTGCGATTCGTGGGTTGTTGGAGGTGTGGGATGCCGGGTTCGACCGGTACCAGCGTCCACGGAACGGGAGTCTGCGGGACACGATGGACATGTATGCGGCGACGGGTGCGCGCACGTCGGAGGTTCTGGCGTTGCGGTGGTCGGACTTCAACTTCGATTCGATGCCGCCCACGGTCACGATCAACGGGACTGTCTCTAGGAGCATTGACGGGAAGCTGGTTGTGAAGGACACGTTGAAGACGGACAAGTCCCGGCGTGAGCTCGAGTTGCCTGTGTTCGTGGTGCCGATGCTCGAGGCCCGCGCCCGCGAGGCGTATTCGGATCTGGTGTTTCCGTCTGCGGCGGGGACGCCGCGGTGGCCTGACAACCTTCGCAGGGATTGGCGGGCCGCACTGGACGGGTCCGGGTATGCGTCTGTGACTCCTGGGGCGTTCCGTAAGGCTGTGGCGACGGTGCTTGCTGAGGATCTGGGTGTTGAGGCTGCGCGTGACCAGCTCGGGCATACGGGGTTCGGGAACCTGCGGCATTACGTGGAGCAGGCTTCGCGTGGGCCGGCGTCCGCGTCGACCGTGCAGAAGTTGCTGTCCCCTGTGTCTGGGGTGGCTGTTAATGTGAACGTAGAAGCCCCCGACCCGATTGCGACGGGCCGAGGGCAAGAGCCGACTAATAAGGAGTCGACATGAGCGAGTCTACCGAACGATCTGGTACCAAACCCCGGCGCTGCTACAAGGACGGTAATCCCGTCCCGCGCTTCGGTGATGCGATCCTCGATCACGAGATTGAGGAATACAGGACTTGGGTCGAAGCGCTGCGCTCGGACGGGGGCGAATGATGCAATCGGATCTCATCGCGCGGGCGCGCCAGTGGGCAGACGACGCAAAGCGGGCCGGGGACAGCGTGACCGCCGTTCGCATGAGGGCGCTGGCCGACGCTCTTGATGAACTGAAGACGGCTCAGTTGACGGCGCCCAGGGTTTCGGCTGCGGCGGAAGTCCTCTGGCGCGACTACGACTCCCAGTACGACTCCTCCGGCGTGGATGTGGCCGCGTTCGAGCCGTTGGCTCGCGATGTTCTCGCCGCCGCCGCCGCCGCCGATAGGAGTTCGGGCAAAACCGCCACTAAATAGCCACTAGCGCAGAAAACCGCCCCGTCAGTCCGAAGACTGGCGGGGCGGTTTCGTTGATTTTCCGGGGCTGTGGGCCTGGTGGCGAGTGAGGGATTCGAACCCCCGAATGCTGAGCAGTCTGGTATGCAGTCGCGGTTACCTGGGCCTACTTCCGTCTACCGTTTCCCGTGTTTTTGCGGGGAAGTAGTCACAGGGAGTCACAGGGAAGCTCTGAAAACAGCCACTAAACCGCCACCAGCCGATACCAAGGGCCGCTCGTGGTATCACTACCGCATGGCAACCCGAACCGTTAAGATAGAGAAAGAGCCCCGCACCTGCGGTAACAGGCCGGGGCGATGACCGACTAACAAGGAGTCGATATGACTGATCTTACCGAAGACGAACCGAAGCGCCCAGTTCCCACGATCCCGGACAACCTTGCGAGCATGACCCCCGTCGAGGCGTGGAATGCCGCCGTGTCCCAGTGCCAGGAAATCTCCGGGTTCTCGTCGTTCTGGGACGACGGCAGATACGGGGCCATCGACATGGAGAAGTTGCTGATCCGCGATGCAGACGGTTACGTGATCCTCGCCGCCGACAGGAGTGAGTAATGAGCGAGCAAGGGTTCGTGGTCACCGAACCCGCCCCCGGCGTCCATCTTTATGAGAATGAGCGCGACGGCTCGTTCGTCGTGGCGGATCACGCAGGCTGGGTGGAGGGCCTATTCGCGGACGCCACGGCGGCGCTCGACGCGTCCAGCCCATGCAGCGAAGCGTGCGGTTGGTGCAACACGGAGCAACTATCCAAACCGTGATGTATCAGGGGAGCGTTTACCGTCCTCCCACGGGTATGGACACGCCCCACACCACCGTCACCCCAACCACCGACGTCACCCCTCCAGGCATCCCATACCATGCTGACGACGACACCCCCTGCGACTCCCCCGGCCCATGCTCCACCGCACGACTCATCTACTGGCGGACGATACCATTCCAGTACTAACACGAAAGCGCCCCCGAACCTGACACCGAAGTGTGCAGGCCCGGGGGCGTGAGTGTTAGAACCAGTGGAACAGGAACCCGAACGCGAGGCGGATCGAGTTCCCCTTGAACGGTGTGCGGATCACTCCGGTGCGTCCGGGGACTTGTTGCCACGGAACGCAACCGACGTGAGCACCGAGACGGCGCCGGCCAGTCCCGCGACGGAAAGGATCTGTGTCCAGTCGACGTCGAGGATGCCGGTGACGTTCGCGGTGAGGGTGGCGACACCTGCCTGAGCGACGGTCGCAACGGCACGGTCGAACGTGTCGATCCAGAACTGTTTGTCTGCGTACTTGGACATGGTTCCTCCTAGGGGATGAGTAGGTCGAGGCCAGCGCCACCGACAGCAGCAATGAGCAACCCGAACCCGACCCACTGGATAGCGGTCTGGATCTCGAGCTTCCGGATACGCGCCTCGTGGTCCTTGACGATCTCCGGCACCGGGTTGACCTTCTGGTCGACGTCGAGAAGCTTCTGATAGATCACGTCGAGGGTGACCTTGACGAACGGGGGCGAGTCCTCCGGGGGTGTGGTCATGAGAGGGGACGATTCTTGAACTCGTCGCGGACGGCGCCGGGGATCGCCCCGAACTCGTCGCGAAGCCGCGCCTCAACCTCGGCCGCTGCGTCCTCGCCGAGGAGCGTGTCAACCTTCGCGTCGATGGAGCGGAGCACGACTTCCTGCGTCGGTCGCGACGTTCCGTAGTCCAGGGTCGGGTTCGACGTGATCTGGCCCGACACCCAGAGCCCATCCGCGGGCAGAGCAGCAATCTCGGCCGGTGTGATGCCACCGATGCCACCGAGCACGGCGTCAAGGTTCCCGTCTGTGACGTCGACACGCTTCACCGCGGCAGGGTTCGCCGCCATGAGGATGTTGAGGACGTTCTGGTTGGCGATGTGCTTGACGACGCCCGGCTGCACGGCGTAGTCGCCGCGGGCCGTGTTGCGAATGTATAGGGGCATGTCGGCCTCCTCCTCGATGATTGGTTGGGTGCCCACGAACGGTGTGAAGACACCAGCGAAGGCCGGCACCGCACCCCACGGGTCAAGGTCGATCACGTGCCAAGGTTCGTCGGGGTAGCCGCGGGAACGCATAATCATGCCGGGGGTGAGTCCGACCGCGCGGACGTCAGCGAACCATGCCGCCTGATTCCACCCGTAGACCTGACCCCAGTTGTGGTAGTCGATCGCGAGGGTCTGTCGGCCTTCCCAGAACCCGCCATGCGACGACGTGCCAGGGGTTGCAGCGCCCTTGCCCCACACTTTCTGTGCGATGACTTGCGCCCAGTAGGGGCGGTAGCAGGAGAACCCTTCCGTGGGGGTGAGCCACACGTCGGGGTTTCGTTTGCGGGCGAGGGCGACGAGGGCCAGGTGTCGGGCGTATGTGGCTGCGGGGAGTCCCCAGTACCAGTCGCCGTCGATCTTGCTCCAACCCCGTTTGAAGATGACGAGCAGGTTTTCGGGGATGTACCCGTTGCTGTACGTGGGCATGAGTAGCCTCGCTTCGGGCATGAGAAAAGCCCCCGACCGTGCGGAGGCTTTAGAGGGGTTCGGGCGGCGGGTTAGTTGCCGTCGATGATCTTGCGGATGGTGTTCGGTGCAAGCCCGGTCAACGCGGCGAGCTCACGGATCGACGCACCGTCGTTCGCGGCAGTGGTGATCGCATCCCGGTACGCCCGGTCAGCACGCACCTTAGCCGCCTCAGCACGCCGGATAGCGGCCTGATGCTTCTGGGAGACGGTGCCCCGGGCTGTCACTCGCCCAGTGTAGGGAACTCGTGCAGTGGGGCACCGCCAACCCAGTAGACGGTTCGACCGCACACGTCGGGTGACGTGCATTCGGTGTCGTCGTCGAGGTGGATTGCGCCGACCGGGTAGGTGGTTGTGGTGGTCATTGTCATGCCCTTCACTGTGTCACTGGTTGATACAGTGTGCAAGAGGGACCGCATCAACCGGTGATACACACCTCAACCGGATGTTGCTGCCGCGATCTGTGCGCCAGTGCCCGCGAGTACGTCGGCCAGGCCGAGCGCCGCCGTGCCCACCGTGTCGTCCGTGGGGACACCCGCTGCAACAGACGCCGGCGGCGGGACGGCGAGGGTTCCCTCAAGCTGATCTGAGATGCCGTAGATCACTCCCGCGCGCACGTCCTCGATCGCGGGGTTGCTGGTCCCGTATCGAGTCAGCACGGTCTGTGACCCGTTGTTGCCTGATGGGTAGTTGTCGTCGTTGTAGAGGTGAATCCTGATGTCCTCACCGTCGATGACAGTCCAGTTTCCCTGGATGGGGAAGAACCCGTTCGGGCCGGTCGATACCGTCATGCCTCCTGAGTAGACGTCGCCCGAGACTCGGAGAACGCCGAGCGAGACGATAGCGGGAGCCCCCGCACCACCCGTCGAGTAGGTTCCGGGGCGTGTATCGCCGCGCACTGTCGCCGCTGCGCCGACCGAAACCTGTACGGCAGGGGCGGTGGGGTCCGCTCCTCCCGTCGCTGATCCATTGACAGTCGCTTCGCCTGCGCTCACCAGGACACCGTAGGATGTCGAGGCCGACCCGCCCAGGACGTCGCCATTGATCTCGATCGCGCCGCCAGTGACAACAACGCCGCGCGACTGAGCCGACGCCCCACCCGTCACGTCAGCGGTCACCACATGACTACCGCCAGTGCAGTTGATCGCGGGAGGCTCGGTTCCAGTCGTGCTTGAATCGCCCGTGATCGTGGAGGCGACCGTGAGCGTGACGGCCCCGGCCGTGAGCTCGAGGACCGCGGTCGATGCGCCCGTGTGCGCTCCGACCGCAAGTTCCTGCAACGCGATCGTCCGCGTGGTCGAACAGGTGAACTTGCCACCGGCGACCGCCGTCGAACCCGCGTTGATGCGGAGACTGTTCGCCACCACATTCTGGTCGACCGTGACGGTGAAGTTGTTGGCGTAGACGTCATCGCCGGAGGCGGGGAGTGTGCCGCCGTTCCACGTTCCCGTCGCAGACCAGTTGCCCGTCGCTACAGCCCATCGTTCAGCCATGCTCTGCCCCTTACGAGTAGCTCAGGCCCGCGCGGCCCGTCCAAGTCCCCGAACCCGTCTCAACGACGACCGGGGAGGTGAGTGTGATGCGGGTGACAGTCCAACCGGACGAACCCTCAGCGGTCCCGTTCGCGGCGGTACCGGTGTAGTCGTATGTGCCGTCGTTTGAGTGACGCACCTCTTGGGCTGCACCGCCACCGCCACCCTCGGGCGGGTCGATCCACTCCGTGTCGTAATCCGTACCGGAGTTCTTCGCGAGCACCTGCCCAGTCGTACCACCAGCAGCGACACCAGGACCGGTAGCGCCAGTCGCTCCCGTTGCACCAGTCGCCCCAGTAGCCCCGGTAGCGCCAGGGTCACCCTGCGGACCTTGCGGCCCGGTATCTCCGACAGGCCCAGCAGCACCCGTCGCGCCTGTTTCACCAGCAGGGCCGGTAGCGCCGGCCGCGCCAGTCTCACCCTGTGGACCCGCGGGACCAGTCTCTCCCTGCGGCCCAGTCGCACCAGTCGCCCCGGCAGGCCCCTGCGGACCCGTAGCGCCTGTCGGAGTAACGCCGACAGTGACAGCCGGCTCCGCGGTGACCGAAACGGTGATATCACTCATCGCGGCTCACCTGCCCCGACAACCGAATCTTCCCCGCCAGGTACGTGCGGTCCAGGTCCGTGTTCTCCAAATCCCAGAACACCGGCCCCTCAAGCTCCGCCGTATCCGAACCCACAACCGACAGACCGATAACACCCGTCGCAGCATCCGACGCGTCCACCGTCAACGAGAACAGAACCTCGCTGGTAACAGCGGTGTCGAGACGCACCTGCGCACGCCAACCCGACGTCGGCAACACCAAAGGGTCACCAGACTCCGTGTCCGTCATCGTGACCTGAAAGTTCGAGTCATCACCCCGGTAGATGCGGAGATCCAACACCCCCGGCAGTTGGGCCAGTTCAGCCATTCGTCAGCCCCTCAATCAGCTTCTCGAGCACGGTCAGCCGTGCCTGCAACTGCGCGTTCTGCGCAACCAGCAACCCCAGATAATCGATCGCCTCCGGGTTCCCGTCAGCATCAACCTGCACAAACCGTTCCGCATCAGTACCCACAAGGTCATCCGCGATATACCCCAGACGCCGCGGCCCGTCACCCTCGATGTACTCGTACTCAACAAGCACGGGAAACACACCAGGAAGGTTCGGTGCCGGGGCAATGTTCTGCTTCAGGTGACGCGCTGACGGGTTGGAGAATGTGCCAGCGACGGTAAGGTTCCCCGGCACCGACACGGTCTCAGACGAACGACCAAGCCGGATCTGATTAGCAGCCGTCGTAACCGCCCGATACCCGATCGCCGTAGCGAACGCATGCCCAGCAAACGACAACCACCCGAACGCCGACGCATTCTCGTACTGCGCATACGACCTAGCACCGAACGCACACGCACCAAACCCATCCGCAGTCGCAGACGAACCAATCGCAACAGCCTCATCGGCATCCGGCTGGGTGATCGGTGCAGCCTGCGCACCCACACCAATCTGGATCGACTCGAAGCCAGTACCCGGATGGTCACCGTCCCCGCCACCGAACCCACTGCCGTCCGCACCCGACTGCGTCTCAAGAATCCGCACACGACGCATCAGGTCGGCCATCTCACTACCCGGATTGTCGTATGCAACCATCAGACAAACTCCTCCTCGATAGTGAGCGTCAGAGTGTCACCCACCCCACCCGCCAACCCGATCAACCGGAAATCAGTCGGCCCATCCAGCAGGAACGGGTCATCCGAATCCGTCACAGTGATCGTCGAACCCAACACAAGATCCGTAGGCGAAACCTCCGACGCAAGCACAGTGATCTCCGGTTGAACCGTCGCGTACTTGTACTTCTGGACCCGCGCGAACGCCAGATCACCAGCCGCACCCGGCGTCGGCGCCATCTTCACCGAATACGTCGTATCCCGAGCCGGAATCACATACGGCAACGCGTTCGCCGTACCACCCACGGCCATCGTCAACCCGTAACCCTGGCCGATGCCGAACACACCCGTAACCTGCTTCAACCCGTCCTCAGACGACTTGTACGACGACACCGGCGAATCCGCAGCACTCAAATCAAAGCTGAACGTGCCACCGGTCAACGCGCCCGCCCGCGTCACCCACTCGAGCGTGTCCGACCCAGACCATTGCGGAACGAACTCCACATCCGGCCCACCATCCAACCCCTGAAGGTCATCGAGGATGTCCGCCACCCGCTGGAAGTTGTAGTTCTCATACACCGCAGAGAACGACCCGGACTCCACCAGCGACGGCAACACAATCGGCAGCGGATAGATGGCGTACGGGGCACCAATCGGCCCCTTCAGCCCCGCATCCAACACGAGACCCACCGCCGACACCAACGACTTACTCGTGATCGTCAGATTCCCCGGAACCAGCGACACATCCGAATATCCCGCCACACCAAACGGGAACCGGTACGAAAACCACGACCGGATATCTGTGTGCCGCACTGTCAACATCTGCGTGGCACGGTCGTAGGTGCGCCCCGTCACAACACCCGCATACACGGGCACGTCATCCCAGCACTGCACCAGAACCCGGTTCCACGTCTCCGTGAGCGCACGCCACTCAGCCCGCGTCAGGACGCGGTCACCGAGCGAGAAGTCATGCGACCCCGACTCTGCTGCATTCAGCCGGCGAGCCCACGAACCCTTCGCGGGCTCCACCTGAAGCTGCTTCTCGCCCGTAAGCGTGTCGCAGAACCACCAAGACCAACTCACGGAACGATCTCCCTCGCAGGGTTCGGTGCCCAAAGCTGGATCTGGTACTCAGCGCTCGAGCCCCAACGGATCATCTTGAGTTGCGGTTCCCCGTACAGGGACACCGTTGCCGTCTTCGCACCGCTCGCTGTAGTCACAGTGAGGGTGTCCGAACCGCCGTCCGATAGCAGACCCTCGAGCGCATCCAGCGCCGACTCGAAGTCTTCCTCGGTGTCAGCGAGCACCTTCCCCGTGAGCTCGACAATTCGGCCAGTAAGGTAGCCCGGAGTCGCAAACTGTCCGTGCTGCGTGGGGCGATCGATGTACTCGCGCCGCATAGACGCCCCACCGAGGAACCAGCCCTTTAGCCCGTCCGGGTCGATCGTGTACGGCCCAACACCTGAGCCGGTGAAGGTCAGCCCGCCGACCGTGGCAACAACGCTCATGATTGCCTCATCTGGAACTCAAGAGTGCGCGCTGCTGCACGCCCAATCTGCTCCTCGTCCATACCTGGCTGGGGGTACACGTTCACCTCGACAGAACTGGACGGTCCTGTGCCGGCGCCGCTGATGTCCGGGTCGACCGAAGCACCACGGGGAAGCCGCAGCAGCTCGGGGCCGTTCTCTCCGACGATGACAGTCCCGGAGCGGGTGATCGTGCCACCCTCAGCGAGCATCGGGATCTTCGGGAGGTCCAACCCCCACGTCTGACCACCGATGATCGGCACCCAGTCAGGAATCGTCACACTGAGCTGATTCAGTGCCTCGATCGCACCGTTGATGAGCGCAATGATCCCGTTGATGGGAGCCTTCGCAACCCCGACAATCCCAGCGAAAACTGTGCCGAGGAAGTCAACCATCCCCTGCCACATCGACTCCCACACACCGGTAATCGTCTCCAGCACCTTGCCGATGATGGCGCTCACGAAACCAAGCGCCGTCTCGATGCCCTGGACGATGTTGTTCCAGATGTCAGCGAGGAAGTTGCCGAAGCCTTCCCATACGTCGTTCCACCAGCCAACGAACCCCTCTGTGACGGTGGTGACCCACTCGAGGAATCCCGCCCAGATGTCGGAGATGAACTTCACCACCGTGTCCCAGTTCATAACCAGAGCGACGATGCCCGCGATGAGCAGACCGATAGCGATCACGATGCCGGCGATGGCCAGACCGATGGGGGTAACCGAAGCCGCCCACATCGCAACACTGAGCGCAATGAACGCTGCCGCGAGGATGCCCACACCCACCGCGAGGAGCGGCATGATGCCCTCGTTGTCCTGAATCCAGGTGAACACCGTGCCGAGAACGTCGACAATCCCCATGATCGCGGGCATGAGCGCTTCCACAGCGACCGCGGCCGTGTTCTCCCACGCGTTGCCGAGCTTGTTCAGGTTGCCCGTCAGTGTTGCGCCGGTCGCCTCAGCCATACCGCCATAGGTGCCCTCAAGCGAATCGAGGATGACAGACTGAGCGCCCGCCTTGTCCCCCACAGCCGTGAAGCTATCAATGAGCTTCTGCTGCTCGTCGTCGAGGATCACACCGGCACGCTTCAACAGCCCCGCAGCCTCAGCCGGCTCAGCGAGCGCCTTACCCAACGCCTCACCAACACCCGAAACATCCTTACCGGCCGCGCCCATATCGTTGATCGCGCCCACGGCACGCTCAAAGTTCCCCTGACTCACATCACCGAACTTCAGGACACTGTTACCGGCCTCCTGCAACGCCTCTTCCGAGATGCCGGAGACCTGCGACAGTGCAAGCGTGTAATCCTCCACCCACGAGGTAGAGAACGCCGCGCCCGTGTTAGCGATGAGCTGATCCGTCTGAGCGCTGATCTGCTCACCGAACTTCAACTCATCCATGCCCGTCTGAAACACCTTGACGATGCCCGCGCCCAATGCGGCCGCGCCCGCGGTGATCGCCACCTTCGCGCCCGTCGTGAACCGACCACCGCTGCGCTTACCAGCCTCCTCGGCGGCAGAGTCGATCTGACCGTCACCGAAGCCCCTCTTAGCTTCAGCGGCAACCCCGTCCATTGATGGGACGAGGCTGAAATATGCTGTTGCGAGCTCAACGCCTGCGGCCATTCTTAGCCTCCAACCAAGACTTCACATCGGACATATCGCGGGCCGTACCCATTGATCCGGTACGTGCCACACCGCGCCCGAGGTCACGGATCTCATCGGGGCTCAACTTGCGCGCCTGCGTCTTCGGCTTCGGCCGAGGCAGGGGCTTAGGCTTGCCACCCTTGCCGCCCGCACGCTGCCAATTCGCCGCGCGCACGCTATCGGCCACGATCGCCAACAGCTGCTCCGTATCGGTCCACACATGCCCATAAACGGCACGGAACAGAACCGACGTCGGGTCAGCGAACTTCGCGATGAGCAACAGATCACGCCACGACAACGCCTCAGAGCCAAGCCATTCCAGCCGCAGCCCGAGGACGATCAGATGAAACTCAACGGCCTCCTCGAACTCGCGAACGAACTCTAGGAGGCCGAGGATTCCCCCACGCTGATGCCGGAATCGTCACGGTACGCCTGCACGAGCCCCTGGAACTGCTCACTGTCAAGAGTGCGAACCGCGTCCCGCACCGGCCCCTCCGGGAAGGGGAGCAGCATCTTCACCGACTCCGAAACCTCCGGGTCCGCCAGCTTCTCAGCAGTCCCCACAGGGAGGAACTTCAGCTTGGGGATGACATGCTCCACGCCATCAACCTCGAACTTGAACTTGTTCTGATCCTTCGACGCATTCGAAGGGGGAACCTGATACACCATTAGCCGTCACCTTTTCTGCCGTCACCTGGGGTACTGCTGGGGTGGGTGGCGTGACGGCGAAGTTCTCCACCCACCCCATGTCTTTGGTTAGGCGCCCACGTCCTCGAGGAACCAGTACGCCTTGTTGCCGGCCTCGTCGGGGTAGGCCGAGATGGTGATCGGGAACCCGATGGGCTCACCGTCCACGAACGTGATGTCGTCGGTGTTCGTGATCTGCGCGACCGGGAGGTAGACGCGGATCGCGGAGTCCCCGTCGAGGAGCTCGAAGACGTAAGACCGTCGCGGCAGTTCGGTGCCGTTGACGGAGACCGTCGTGACACCAGTGACCGTCGCCACGTTGTCGGCACCGAAATACTCAGCGAGAACCGCGGGGGACGTCTCGATCAGCGTCAGCGAGTACGAAAGCGCGTCGGAAGTCTTCATCACCCGCACCTCGTCACCACCCCAGGCGACCATCGTCTCCGTCTCGATCCCCTTCGTCTGGGTCACGCCCTCTTCCGAGACGTACCCAAGCGATGCGAAACCGACATCAAGCGCAGTGGCAGCGTCATCCGGGGCGACAGCCGCAAGCGCACCCGCGTACACGCCACCCGTAGACTTCGGCTTGCCAACGCGCACGTTTGCAGCAGTAGGCATATCAACTCCCTTATGGATGAATCGCCGTCACCTTTTGAGGGATGGGTTCTAGATGGCGGTGCCGCGAACCCCAACGGACACCAGGCCCGTGTACCTGGCCTGCTGAGTAGCAGGGTCAGGAAGATTGACCGGGCCAGTCGGATTGATAGGCCCGTAGAACTGGACACCGTCGACAACATCGACGGCACGTAGGTATGCGCGGACGCGCTGCGCGAGATCCTGCGCGGCCGGCCCGGTTGCCGCCCACGCCTCGAACGTGATGAGTGCTTCATCGGTGACGAGCCCAGTGGTGAACCCGCCCGTGCGGACGATCCGCACGAACGTCTCAGGGCGAGGAGAAGGAACCTTCGTAGACACCGGCTCCGCAAGCAGCCCGTTCAGGTACCCGACCAGCAGCGCCTCAACATCGGGGAACTTGATCGCTTCCATTACTGCCGCCCCGCATCCAACGCTCGTGTCAACGTGCGCGACTGCGCCTCGGCTTCACGCGCCTCGTTAGTGACCGTCCGAACCCGGACAACCGGTGTCCCGCGACGGCCCGCCTGACGCGGTGTAAGTTCCGCCTCCACGCCATCCCCCGCAGCGGCGGCGATAGCCTCACCACGGGCCAACAGCGCCTCACCAACAGCGGCCTGACGCTGGAACTCCCAGTAGCCCTTGATGACGTGAAACTTCCACTTGACGTTCACCCGATCACCGCCCGCAGTGTCGCCACATTCGCGGCACGGTCAGCGTCCGTGGGGTGCACGAACTGGCGGGTGACACCTTCCACCTCGTACAGCACGCCTCGAGCGGTCACCCGGTCCCGCGCGCCGAAGACAACAGTCGACGGAAGGTAGAGCGTCGGGGACGTGTCCACCCGGTCGCGGCCCGGTTCCCGCGGCTCCGAGGTTGCCCCCGGGTCGAACGCATACACGCCCACCGACACCGCATCGCCCCACGACTCCACGGGGTTCCCATGCGCGTCCGACTCGCCCTCAACGAACGCCGCGTGAGACACATACTCCGAGATAGCCCTCACGGGGACTGCACCCAGACAGTCGGCACCTTCACCCGGTAAGAGCGAGCAAGCGCAACGTCATCCGGTGAAAGCCGAGCAGAACCGCCCTGCGCCCACCCCGCATAGGTGAACTGGTCCGAGAACGGCCCCGTGGTCACGCCACGCTGCGACACCCCAGTCGCCGCGTAGGGGTCGACGGAGAGCACCTGACGGGCCGCGTCCGCGACCGCCAGACGCACCAGATCCGGCGCCTTAGCACTGCCGTGTTCATACTCGACCGTGACGAACTCATTCGAGGCCATGTCGACCGTCAGCCACGAACCCGCAGCGGTGTACTCGACTTCCACGGCATCGTCGTCAACGACTGACACAACCTCCACGAGCGGCACCTGTGGCAGGTACACCCTGCCGGCGTTCACCTTCAGCCGCACCGTGGACGAACCCGCCGTGAACCGCTGGCCAGACTCGCGCCTGAACAGTTCCGAGAGCTTGTCGAGGATCGCATCGACCCGAGCCACCTCGTCGGCGGTCAAGCTGCGACCAAAGCTGGCCTCGACATCATCCTGTGATGCCAGTTTTACAACTGCCATGACGCCTCCGAGAGTTGTGACGGGCTGGGGAGGGGGTGACGGCCGGAGCCGCCACCCCCGATGACTTACGCCGAGACGTAGTGCTGGACAGCGGTGGCGCGGAGAACCTTCGCACCGTAGACGTGCAGACCGTCGATCTGGTCACCGAACGCGTCGAGCGCCGGGTTTGCGCGCTGCTGGACGAGCTGCTCAGCGAACGCCACGGCACGACCCCAGTAGCCGATGAAGACCGGCTTCGAGGTGTTCACCAGCGACGCGGAGGGGGTCTCCACGACGGTGAAGCCGCGGTAGCGACCGATGACACCGTTGCGGATCGTCTCGTCCGAGCCCGACTCGTTCGCCTTGAACAGCGACGTGGACGAATCCATGAGGTACGCCGCCGCCTCCGGGTTGACAGCCAGGAAGCGTCCAGCGGACGGCACCTTGGCCTTGACCAGCGCGGTACGGATGTTCTTCACCGCAGTGTCAGCGAGTGCTGCCGTGGTGACAGCGGTCGTGCCGGCCGAGGTGCCACCCGACAGCATGGTCGTGAGCACGAAGTCCTCAGCCGTGTCCGCGAGGCCAGCGCCGGCGTCAGCCTGGAACTGGTCGAACGAACCCGCAGCCTGAACACGGTTCACGTCATCCACGAGGTACGCGTAGTAGCGCTTCTGGTCGATGGTGAGCGACTGGCTCGAGTCGGTGAGCGCCTGACGGGTGATCGAACCCGCGTAGGTACCGATCGTCGGCTGAGTGAAACCGGTGATCTTGACGATTTCACCGCCGTTCTTGATGTCACCCTCGTAGTCGCGGTTCAGCGTCGGGATGACGAACGTGTTCTGGTGCAGGTTCTCGAGGAGAGACGCGTGCCAGATCGTGGGGATGTAGTTGGTGATCGCCATTAGGGATCACCCTCCTTTCAAGAGTTGCCGAGAAGGGAGTCCAGCCGGCCTTCACGGCGGGCCTGGTTCACCTCTGCGGGAGAGAGTTTGCTGAGTTCGTCGAGTGACGTGATCTGCTTCGTCTGACCTGAGATCGGGACACCGACAGCGCCCTGCCCGTCCGGTGACGGTGCGGTGGGCTGAGGCCCCTTGAACGCGAGAAGCGCGGTTGCGGCCTGCTCGAGGGCTTCTTCGGTTGAACCGTTGAGAAGCGCCTCGGGGACGCCGTGCTTCGCCGCAATGGATGCGCGGAGACGAGCAGCTTCCGCTGCAACGAGGGCCTGTTCGGCACGCTCTGCGCGCTCTACAAGCTTCTGCTGCTCGGTCTTCTGGGCTTCCTCGAACTCGTCAAAGCGTTTCGCCTTGTCCGCGTTCTCTTTCGCCCGCTGCTCGTTCTTCCGTGCGAGCGCCTTCCACTTCTCCGCCTCTGCGGCGGGGTCCGGCGCATCTGTCGGGGTAGGCGTGTCGACCGTTTCAGCCGGCGCCACTTCAACGACAGGTTCAATCTCTTCAGGCATTGCAGATCCCCGTTTCGGGCATAGAAAGAGCCCCACCGTTGCGGCAGGGCCAACCCACGGAAGTGGGAAGTGTTAGAAGTCGTCCTGGGTGGTGAAGTTGTCGCCAGCCCAGGCGAGCGTCGGGCCGTACTCGCCGTGCTCGTGCACAGCGGTCTCGCGGGCGCCGTCCACCGGTTCAGCGGCACGCCCGAAGCCATTCGGGATCACGCCGCAATCGCAGCCGGGATGGATCGGCATCAGGTCGCCCCGGTAGTAAGTCCGGTCAGCGGCTACCGTGCAGAGCTCGCAGTCCTCCGTGCCAGACAGCACGCGAGAGAACGACTTGAACCCCGAGCTGCCGATGGATGCCGCGGCCTGCCTGTTGCGCGCCTGCTGAATGTCCGTAGACGCCAGCGACACAAGCCGGGTGAGCCCCTGCGCCTTCGCGTCCGTGAACGAAACGCCGTTCGACAGGGCCGTGTATAGCGTCACGGCAGGGCGCCGGTACACATCCACCGCAGGGACACCGCGATAGGCCGTCACAGAGGCGTCTACAGCGCCCGGAAGGGCAACCCCAGCCGCGTCAGCAAGCGCCCGCAGGTATGCGACCGTCAGAGACGCTGCGCGAGTCTGCCCAGCCGCCACGACAGGGACGACAAGCCTCACCAGCCGGTCAACATCGTCATCCCGGTAGTCAGGCATTCCGTTCCACGATGCTGTGGCGAACTGGACCACCCGCGAGCGAACATCAGCGACCGCCCTCGCGTATCCGAGGATGATCCGGTCACTGGGTGTCGGCATCCGCCCCGCCCGTCAACGTGAACGCCTGCAACTGCTCCGCCGCACGGTTCACCTCGTCCTCAGCGATAGCCGCCTGAGACATGCCGAGAATCTGTCGCTGAATCGTGCGGATCGCGAGAAGCCCGGAAGCCTGCGCTGCCGCCGCATACTTCTCCGAAAGAGTCACGTAAGCCGCGGGCTCGAACAGAACCTCCACGTCATCGACATCCTTGATGCCTTCGATGCGGAGTGCGTACACGAGAGCCAGAGCAAGCGCCGGCTTGAACCGGTCCACCCGATCCTCAGCCTTCAGCACCAAGCCCTCGCGGGAGAACTGAGCGCCCTCCGCAGACTGGTTCGCACCGTCAGGCATCAGCATAGGGAGAGGTGTCTGAGTCACCGCGGCGAACGCGCGAAGATCCGCGTCCTCAGCCTGAAGCATCGCCATAATCCCAGCGGAACCGTCCGCGAGCTCACTGACCTTGACGCCCTCGGGGAGATCCCACAGCGCACCGGGCGAAGGCTCGAACACCTGAGCCCAGTTCATCGCGTTACCGGCACCGTCAGTCTCAGGCAACCCGCCCTCAACCATGCGCTGTTTGAACGCCTGCATCGCCACCGTCGTAAGACGCTGGAGCAGGTTGCGGTTGATGCGGTTCAGGATGTCAATGTGAGGCTCGAACTCGCCCACGCCACCCTTGTTCTCAAGCGCGAAGACAGGAACGTTGCCCGCGTAGGGCTGAGGTGCACCGATAGGAGTCCACGCGCCATCGGCGGCGCTCCGCCACGGCCGCATGTTCTGGTCATTGACCGGGCGGGCAAACTTCTGCCGCTCACCATTCGCCCAAACAAACGCGAAATCGAACCGCAGATCCTCATCACGCCACACCTTGATCGCCGCACGAGAAACCCACGGGCGCAGCGGGTCCGGTGCCGTCGTAACGTACTCCGGAGACTCCGCCGTGATGACCGCCTTACCGGCATCCTCACCCACGATCAGATACCCGACAGAGCATGTGAAAGCATCACGAGCAGCATCAGGGAACACCACCGAAAGGCGGTTATCGCGGAAGATCCGACGCGCGGCAACCGTCGCCTCAGACACGTCATCGCCGCCGACCCGCACACCGTTCGGCACAAACCGATCAGTCAACGCCTCAACCACGAGAAGCCCAAACGACGTCCGAGCCTCACGCTGAAACCTCTGCCACGCCTCCCTGGTCGCCCGATTCATCTCCGGCAGTGGTGCATCGCCCGTCACATACGACATCAGCAGATCGAAACGGGCACGCCGGTCATCGAGCCGCTTAGCCAATACCGGGAGCCATTCAGCAGGCGTAACAGCCATGCAAACCCCCTTAGTAGATGCGACGAGGCGAACCCCGCCGCGGAGTCCGAGCGCCCAGCAGCGCGAGACTCACAGCTTCAACCGGCGTCTCATCGCCACCGGGTACATCCCAACCCCACGCACCATCGCGGGTGCGCTGTTTCTGAACCGCACCTAGCACGGACTCGTCTAGTCGGTCTTGACCGCTCCGCAGATGCGACAGCGTGCCTTGCCTGCACCGCTCGAGCAGCGCGCCACACGCCTCGAAATACTGAGACGTAGACGGGAGCGTGATCTTCCGCTCCGGCACACCACGATCCCGAAGCAACTGCGCGAGGACACTCGCGCCAGAGCGACCGGAGATCACAATCGACCCGACACGACGCCAACGAGACATCCCGTTCACCCGCTCCGTGAACCAGTCCGCGAGAGGCGCAAGCCCAGCCTCCACCGACCCCACGTCAGCACTGATGAGCTCCACATGAGCGTCCTCACCATGCGTCAACGCACCGGCAACCGAATACCGCATCCCGTCAGCCGAGAACGCCACGGCAAACGCGCCAAGCTCACCTGCGGGAGCCTCGTCAACAGCCAGGTCGCCCCACACTGCCGACGAGATCGCCCCGGAGATTTCGAGCTCGGTGGCCCAGATGCCCAGGCGGTCCATCGCAAACCGGATAGCCGGGTATGTCTCAAACTCGCCCTGCACTACATCGTGATTGATGCGCGTATGCCAGGCCGGGTTCGCCTTCGCCCGCGTCTCAACCAACGCCGGGTCATCGTCAGGTTCCGCCGACCACTCAAGGTACGCGAGGGCAGAGGAACGCCCAGCCATCGCGGCATCACGGATGAACGTGAACACCTCGCCGTTATCCTCCGGCGTAGGCGGAGTGCCGAGAAGCCAAATCTGCGGATTAGGTCGGGCCGACATCGTCGAGTTGATCGACACCCACGCCGGCATCCCAAGGATCTGCGCCTCATCCAACAACAGCAGATCCGACGAGAAGCCACGACCACCAGCAGTCGACCGGGCCTTGAACCGAATCTCAGCACCGTTCGTGAACTTGATGAACTCCCGGTTGAGGGCGTTCATCACCTGCTTCACCTTCGACCGCAGCAGGTCGTTAGCGTCGAACATCTCGAGGAACTTCGCGAACGTCTCCCGCGCCGTGTCCTGCTGATGAGCAGAGATGATGATCTTCTTCTCACCCAGCACCAGCGCGCCGGCCAACGCTCGAGCCACAATCAGTTGCGACTTGCCGTTCTGCCGCGGCGCCGAAACACCAATCTGCTTCGCCGCCCACGTGCCATCCGAACGGACACCCATCGCAGCGCGAAGC